CATACTGGTAAGACTATAGATGAATACAGTACCAGTGCTTGGCAAATCAAACAAGACTATCCAGACAGTGAAGATGGTGTATACTGGATACAGAATGATGATATCAACAACGGTGATCCATTCCAAGTCTACTGTGATATGACTACGCTAGGTGGTGGCTGGACATTGATTGTACAAAATTCAGCTTGCGAGTGGCAAACTAATCAGGTCTTTTTACACAATGAAACAACGGCTCCTACACAGTTAGTAGGATATGATGTACAATCAACTGACTATAACTACAGCATCCTAAGTTGGGCTGATAAAATTAAAAGCGCAGAGTCTGGTTTTGATTTTATGATCACTGCTCGCGAACACGGATCACTAGGCGGTGCGTGGAAGGCTAATGAAGCATATTCATTTGTACAAACTCTTGAAGACGGAGACTTGGGAGATGCACAGTTAGGTACACCGGGCTGGCGCAAGAACATTACAGAATTAGCACGTTGGGGCTACAATGGTAATACATGGAACTACGATGATAATGCTATGGAAGCACGTATGCCTTGGGTAGGTATTGGCATCAACTATGGTTGGTTGACCACAGATGGATTCCGCGGCGGCTGGTGGGGCACATTAATTACCGGTGGCGGGTGGAATCCTGCACCGTGGTTAAGCACTATCGAAGACGGTGCTCGCCCGGGTGTAATTTGGTATTGGGTAAGATAATCAATGACTATTAAAATAAATCCAGGAATAAAACTAGGCCCAGGTACTAGTGTTAAGGTGCCTGTATATGTTCCGCCTCCGCAGAGTCTCAGCTGGGGTGGTACTGATAATATATTTGTTCATGTAACAAGCAATACTAGTGATTGGAATCTCAGCAATCCGCCAAGTGGCCCAGGTTATTGGACTATTGAATGGTGGGAAAAAAGACCCACCGGTGCTCGTGAATTCTTTAATGCAGTATTATGTTCAGCCTATGGCGATGGTATAGACATTTACCATCAAGACGGGTGGGTATTCTTATGGAACGGTGCTTATCAGTTTCAGGAGCCTGCCAAGGATGTATGGAACCACATAGCCGTTAGCAATACTTCTACAGGTATTACAGCTTATGTTAACGGACAACCAGTAACAGTACTTGGCAGTTCGTATAGTATCTACAAAATGGCCAATGGCGTTGCAAACTTAATTATTGGTTGCAGATCTCCCGATGGTGAAGCTACGCCTTTTACACAATACTTTATTGGACAACTTGCTAATATTAAAATCAGTAATGTAGCTAGATATTCAGGAGCATTCACTCCATCAATAACTTTAGAAACTGATGCCAATACCTTGTTAGCAATCAGCGGTGAGCTAGTAGATCTCACAGGACGACACACTATAACTAACAACGGAGTATCTGTAAGCACAGATTTCCCAACATAACGGAGCAAATATGAAAACAGCAGGCGTAAATTTATCAACAATCAATGTGTCAGGAATCTTTAATCCTAAATTTTTAGGAAAATATCGTTGGATTCCAGATCCCCCGGATGCAAGAGACCACTTATATCAACTAGACAACACATTAACACTAGCGCCAGTTGTTGATTTAAGGCAGTATTGTAGTCCAATTGAGGATCAAGGTAACATTGGTTCATGTACTGGAAATGCTATTGCTGGACAAATTGAATTAATACAACGCAAAGTAAACTCTACATCTGGTAAAGACATCAGTAGATTGTTTATCTATTATGAAGAACGTGTGCTAATAGGAAGTGTACGCTACGATTCAGGTGCGTATATTCGTGATGGCATTAAAGTATGTTATACCAAAGGTGCTCCTGTAGAAGCATTGTGGCCATATAATACTGCTAGATTTGCTACCAAACCTCCTACAGCCGCATACACAGATGCGCTAAGACGTAAAGTAACTGGCTATCAACGTTGTACAAATTTTGCCGCAGTTAAAAACGCAATAGCCGCTGGTAATCCTGTTACAATTGGATTTAACGTTTACTCTAGCTTTGAAGATGCATGGGCAGATATTCCTTCGGGTCAACCAGGATCAGGCATGATGCCTTTTCCTAATACAGCAACAGAACAACTACTTGGCGGACATGCTGTTTGCATAGTAGGTTACAACGATAACATGCCGGTGGCAGGTCGTTCTCCTGGACGTTTTATTTGCCGTAATAGTTGGGGAACATCATGGGGAGATAATGGATATTTTTATATGCCCTACGATGTAATTAAAACTACTAGTATGAGTAGCGATTTCTGGTTAATTTCAGCTGTGAGAAATCCTTAATGGAAATAATTTTAATAACTCTTGTGCTTACGCACATTACAATCGCCTGTGTCACTTTATATCTACATCGTAGTCAAGCACATAGAGCAGTAGAGTTTCACCCGATTGTTAGTCAGTTTATGCGTTTTTGGCTTTGGCTAACAACAGGAATGGTTACCAAGCAATGGGTAGCAATACATCGCAAACACCATAGATACAGCGATCAAGAAGGTGATCCGCACACTCCGCACGTTTACGGAATTTGGCGTGTGTTATTTAAAGGTGCGGGACTATATCACTCTGCTAGCAAAGATACAGAGATGATTAATCAGTACGGAGTAGGCACGCCCAATGACTGGATTGAACGTGTCATTTATACACCCCACAGCCGCCTCGGTATTCTTCTAATGCTGATTATAGATCTATTGTTCTTTGGACCGTGGGGATTTATAGTGTGGGGTGTACAAATGCTATGGATTCCATTTTGGGCCGCAGGAGTTATTAACGGAGTAGCACATTGGATAGGATACAGGAATGGGGAAACTAAAGATCACAGCGGTAATATTAGCCCTTGGGGCATTTTGGTTGGCGGCGAAGAGCTTCATAACAACCATCATCTAGCACCTGCTAGCCCTAAGTTAAGTCGAAAATGGTTTGAATTTGACATAGGGTGGGCATATATACGCATATTACAAACCCTAAAATTAGCAAAACTCAAAACCAGCTAAATAGTGTAAAGAGAGTAAAAATATGGCCTTTACACAACCAATACATATTAATATCGGTTCTTACGCAAACGACGGTACAGGCGTTGATTTAAGAACAGCTTTTGATTATGTAAATCAAAATTTTAACCATATCTACAGTAGTGTAGTAATTACTGGAGCTAGTAATCTTGGCACAGGCGAGGATGTATTTGCCAGCCAATCGGGTGCCACTTTATCTTTTAAATCAATTGCCGCAGGCGCAGGTCTTAGTGTTGCTAGTGACGGAACTACTATCACTCTTACAAACACAAAAGTATTGCAAGACGATACTGCCCCTACTCTAGGTAGCAATTTAAATTTAAACGGACATAACATACTAGGTACTGGTAGTAACGGTTATACAGGAGACGTTCAATCCACAGTTTGGGGACTTGACGTTAGAGATATTAAGATGCAGTTAGATACATTAACTGGTGATTTTGATCTAGGCACGTTTGCCGCACCTTATACAGGTGGAATAGATCTAGGCGTATTTTAAGGAATTAGGAGAATTAAATGGCTTTTAAAATTAGACGAGGTTTAGATGACGATAGACTAGCTTATGTGTTTGAAGAAGGCGAGTTAATCTATACAACTGATACTTACAAACTATATGTTGGAGATGGTGAGACCTCTGGCGGAAATTTAGTTTCTTCACAAATTACTAGTGTAAACGGAAAGACTGATACTACAGTAAGTTTAACTACTGTTGACATTCCAGAAAGTGGCGGCAACTTTTATTTTAGCAATGAAAGAGCACAAGATGCTATAGGCACAGCACTTACTACAGGAACACATACTGGTATTAGTTTTACCTACGGTTCGACTCAAGATAATGCAAACAGAATTGACGCAACAGTAACCGCAGTAGATGCAGGTCTAGTAAACAGTATAGCATTTTATCAAAGTACATCAGCTGTAGTAACACCAACTGATAGTTTAAAATTTAATAACGTTAGCAATACTCTTACTTTAGAATCAGGTACGTTTGTTGTTCAAGCAGGTAATAGTGGTCGTGTACTATCTGCGTTTGATACCTTTAGTAACTCAAGTGCTACTAATTTGATTGCGTTAAGAAAAGCAAGAGGAAGTGTAACATCTCCATTAGCTGTTACGTCTGGGGATGTTATTTCTCAAATCGGTCTACAAGGATACGACGGAACTGCTTTCCAAAACGCTGTAGTACTTTCCGCTAGTGCGTTTGGTACTGTTGGCTCAGGAGTAGTACCTGGTATTTTTACTCTGTCAACAACAGATTATTATGGAACATTGATTCCAAGATTTAGAGCGGACGATACCGGTCGTGTTTATATTGGTCCATATCAAAACATTGACCCCGGTAGTGGAAGTTTGTTAGTGAGACAAAGTGCAAATTCATTAGCAACTAGTACTATCTCAGGACGTAACGTGTCTAGTGCAAGTTCAGCGAGCGGTGCTATAATTTCTCTTAGTAGATTTAGAGGAACATACCTAGCACCTACTGCTACACTGGTTGGTGATACACTTGCTGAAATTAGAGCATCTGGTTGGGATGGTCTTAGCGGAACACTTGCCGCTCCTACAACTAGTTTATCTTCTAGTATTTCATTTGTGGCTGAAGGATCTATTTCTGCAGGTAAAATTCCTGGTTCGATTAATCTAAAAATTGCTAACACACTAGGCACCCTAGGCACTGTGATGAAATTAAGTAATCTTAGCTCGTCATCTGCAGGACTAGTTGAAGTTACTGGTGGTATGACCGTATCAAGTTATGTGCAAGTTGGTAGCACTGGCGGTAGTGGAACTTCTGTTATCACATCGCCTGTGGCAGGTATGATTATATTAGATACCTCATCATCTCCTGGAGTATTCAAAGGATATAATGGTTCGGCTTGGGTAGCACTAAGTTAATAGGTGAATTATGGCCTTAAATGTATGGAATCAAAGTTCTGGTTATTCGTTTGGCCTTCGCCAGGAAAGAACAAAACTGGCCTTAGACTTACCTGTTATTACTAGCGAAGGTATTGCGTTTAATGTAATTTCAGGAACGTTGCCTCCCGGATTAAGAATTTCAGGGCATCAAATAGTAGGGACTCCGTTCGAAGTTCCAAGAACAACCACTTATCGATTTTGTGTAAGAGCATCTGCATCTGGAGAAATAAGCGATAGGACATTTACTATTGATATTGCCGGACCAGACGAGCCTACATTTTTAACAGCCGAAGGTGATTTGCCAGCTGGCCCTAGCAATTCTTACTTTGTGCTAGATGCTAGTTACATTGAATTTCAAATTGATGCCGTAGACTTTGATACAGCCTCAGGACAAAAATTACATTATTTTATTGCAGATGACGACGGAGAGCTTCCGCCCGGACTAAGTCTCAGTGACGATGGTCTTATTTCAGGATTTGCAACACCATCGTTGTCTATTAAAATTTCAGACGGTACCGGTGCCTATGACAACGGATACTATGATGGTGTAGTTTACGATTTTGGCACAAGACCAAGTAATGGTTTTGCCAGTTTCTTATATGATCAAATAACCTACGATTATAGCACACCGACTAATCCGCCAAAAAAAGTTAATCGTAACTACGAATTTTATATTAGTTTAACAGACGGCGATACTGTTGCTAGACGACGATATCGAATGTTTGTTGTAGCAGATGATTTTTTTAGAGCAGACAACACATTTCTTCCAGCTGGTACTGGTGTATACAAAGCAGACGGTACATTTTTACGTTCACCAGTGTGGAAGACTCCTGAGTATCTTGGAATTGTACGAGCCAACAACTATGTAACTAAAATTTTAGATACATATGAAACTGGAGATTCAACTCTAGTATTATATGAAATTGTTAGCGGAAGTTTGCCTCCAGGAATGGAATTTGATATTTCAACTAGTGAAATATTTGGAAATGTGCCTTATCAACCAGCAGTTACAAAACGTTATTCGTTTACAGTTGCGGCAACAAGATTTACTCCTCAAATTTCAGAAACAACTGTCACAAACAGAACTTTTTACATTGATGTCCAAGGCGAAGTTGATAGTGTTATAACATGGGAAACTGATGCTAATTTAGGAATAATCCCAGCTAATTTTATTAGTAATCTTCATATCACTGCTAACACAACTATTGAAAATGCGTTACTAGTTTATACTGTTGAGAGTGGTAGACTTCCGCCTGGACTAACACTAATGCCAGACGGAGAAATTGTAGGCAAGGTTAATCAGTATGGTACTCCTGTTAATCTTGGACTAACAAGATTTTACGATGAGGATGCTGGCGTTAATTCAACTACTACTACAATATTATCTCAAACTTTAACTCCAGCATTTGGATCTATTAATGTTTTTACCGCAACTGTTAATCCAGCAACTGCTACTGGACGAGTAGCATTTAAAGACGGTAATACAATTATTGGTTACGGTATTTTATCAAATGGTGTTACACAATTTGTTTACAGTTCACTTTCATTAGGGACACACAAAGTAAAAGCAACCTATCAAGGCGACGGAGTATATAGTTCTAGTTCTAGCTCTGCGTTGACTCTTGTTGTAGGACTTGCTCCTACATATATCACTCTTGTTGTTGATAATACTTCTGTAGTCTACGGAACATTCATAAATCTTTCTGCAACTATTAACAGTCCTAGTGGCCTAGTTTCAGGAAATATTATATTTAAAAATGGCTCTAATGTTATTGGTGTTGGAACTATTATTAATAGCCAAGCCACTTTATCGTTGGGATCATTGCCAGTTGCGTCAAATACATTAACTGCGGAATTTTTAGGTTCAGCTAATTTCGACTTGTCTATTAGTAATTCTGTAACAGTAGAAGTTTCTGCTGTCACTGGAACTACACCATCTCTAATATCTTTAGGATTTAATACACTTATTCCAAGTTATAAATCTGTATTTGAAATTACAGCAACTATTATTCCAAATGACGCCACTGGTACAGTTATATTTTTATCAGACGGTTCTATCATTGGGTCTGTTGCTGTTTCAAATGGACAAGCAATGTTATCAACTAGCTCGCTAACAGGTGGACCGCATAGTATTACTGCTGTATACACAGGTAACTCAACCTATGCAGGAAGCACTTCTGGTTCTAGTCCAATTGAAGTTATTAAATTAGATACTGCTGTTGAATTTGAATCTAGCGCATACGAGCCTCGTTATGGTGAAGGATTTATATTATCTGCACAAATTACAACATCAATTGGAATTCCAACCGGAACTGTAACATTTTACGATGGACTAGTAGATATTGGAATGTCTACTCTAGTAGGCGGTGTTGCATTGTTTAATGTTAGCAATAGAACTACAGTAGGCATACACAGCTTTAGTGCAGAGTATAGCGGAGATCAAAACTATTCATCGAGTTCTACTCCAATTACACTAAATGTTAAAGTATTAGAAAGTATTGTTGAATATAGTGCAAACAGTATTAGCGGTAGTGCTACTTCTTTAGAGCTAGGTGGTGTAAGACCTGTACAATACAATCAATGGACTATTAACGGCAATGAACTTAAATTCCAAGGTACTGGATTACCTTATCATAGTTACGGCAATGTTACTTCTATAAACGATCCAGTTGTACAAGAATACAATTTAACATTGCCATACCGAGCAGGAACAAAACTTCAAGGTAACGATACTCCGATAGGATTAGGTATAATAGGATTAAGTTTAAACGGCGTTGCTATTTTTAGTCCTAACGCTGGAGACGTTGTTCCTTTAGGCTATGTTGCAGTTCCAGGATTCCATTACAATGTTAGTAGCGAGCAAGGATCAATTGTTAACTATAGTCTAGGAGAAGATCATGCCGGTGGCGCAACTTCTGCTAACGGCATTTATCACTATCGAGATGGAAACTTTTTTGATTCGTGGTACACTGGAGAAGGCGAAAATAATAGTGTACCAGAAACTAGTCTTGGCTTTGCAGATAATTTAATAATTCCGTATTTGAATAACGGATTATTCCATCCAAATGGCCATAGTAAAATTTTAGGATTTGCGGCAGACGGTTATCCTATATACGGACCATATGGTTTTAGTGTTGCAACAACTAGTGCAAGTGTAACAAGAAGAATGACTACTGGTTACAGATTAAAAAATGTAAGCTCTAGAATTGGAACTGCGGCTGAAGATATCGAATTGTATCCTATGGGAATATTTGTAGAAGACTTTGAATATGCGTCAAGTCCGCCATCTGATCTCGACGAACATAACGGTCGCTATTGTGTTACACCAGAATTCCCTAACGGCACCTATGCTTATTTTATAACTGTTGATTCACAAAACAATCCAGTGTATCCGTACATTATTGGTAACACCTTTTACGGAACTCCGACAGATTTAGGAGGAGCACCATAATGCCTAAAATTTTTACTACGTTTGATAACGACACAACCACTATTGACAGATCATATACATTTGTAGCTAAGGCTAAAGATCAGTACGGGTATAGCGCAACTACTAGAGAATTTACAATTAATGTAAGCACTCCTAACAATAAACTTTATAGTTCAATTAGTGTACGTCCATTTTTAGATCAAGAGCAAAGAGCATCATTTAAAACATTTATTAATAACAGTACAATTTTTCCGCCAAGCAGTATCTATAGACCAAGTGACAGTTCGTTTGGACTTCAACAGCAACTTAAGATGGCAATCTATTCTGGTATAGAAACTAGAGATGCGGCGGCGTTTGTTAGTGCTATTGGACTTAATCATAAACGCAAACGTTTTGCGTTTGGTGATGTTAAAAAAGCCTATGCTATCTATCCAGGTACTAAAACCGTAGTTTATGAAGTTATCTATGTAGAAATGGTAGATCCACTAGAACCTAGAAAACAAGTGTTAAACAATTCTGTATTAGAAGAATATGTTGATCCACATGTTATCAGAGTTGACTCTAGCAATAATTTCTACTCTAGAGAAACAGATATTCTAAACATAACTAGCGACCCTTACGGAAGTCGTCCTGATCCTTTGATTACTATTGATCGAACTAATTATCATGCTAGTGATCCAAATAATAGATATTCTTATCCTAATAGTGTAAGTATTTGGCGCAATCGACTAAAAATTTGGAAAGATGATAATAACGTTGGATTTGATACAGAGCGCAATTATTTGCCGTTATGGATGAGAAGTATACAGCCGGGAACTAAAGAAGAGCTAGGGTTTGTGCTAGGTATTCCTATTTGTTTTTGCTTACCCGGTAAAGCAGATGATATTTTGTTGAATATCAAGTATAGCGGGTTTGATTTTAAAACTTTAGATTATACAGTGGATCGATACGTAATTGATTCTGTCGAGGGGTTAACTGCCGATAAATATCTAGTGTTTAAAAACGATAGGAATACAATATGACCAGTGCAGTTACAGCAATAGCTGAATCAATCGATCAAGAATACCCAATCGCTGGTATTGATAATAATAGCCAAGGGTTTCGTGATAATTTTACATTTATTAAAGAAGGGCTTGCTACTGCGGGTAGTGAAATTACCGCTTTACAAAATTCTTCTGCAAGATTAACACAAGATAATAACTTTGGTGGAAATTCTATTACAGACGCTGTATATAACAGATTATACGGAGCGGTGTTTAACTACGGTGTTGTTGACGACAGTATTATTCAAGTTAGTGTAGCGAACGGTCCTCTTCAAGTAATAACTATTGGAAATCAAAACACAGTTACGTTATCTCTAAGAGACTGGCCAAATATGAATAGATTCGGTACCATCCGCATTCATATTTTTACAAATCAAACTTCTGCAAAAACTATTAACTTTGGTACATCAAACGGTGGTGTTGTTAATAAGGATGCAAGTTTTCCTAATCCTTTTACTATTCCTGCTAACAGCACTAGTCGTGTTGTCGAGCTTTGGACTTATAACGGCGGCAATACGGTATACTTAAAATTGTTAGGAAGTTTCTAATGCATCCATTAGTTACAGACCTCGATTCTTTAAAAGATGCAGAGCTTGAATCTCGCATCCAAAGTCTGTCTAGAAAATACTTCCAAAGTCAAAATCCAGATGTGCAACAGCAAATAGTGATGTTGCTAGAATCTTATAAATCCGAACTTGGGTCCCGCAGAGCTAGACAATGGCAGGCAGAGTACCAAAAACGAGATAAAGATCTTGACAATTTAATTAAAGTCAATTAAAATATAGGCTATGCGCCTAGACAAATATTCTAACCCCATTTTTAACGAACAAGATTTGTTTGATGCCTTGTACAAAGGTTATCAAATAAATCCTTCAGATATTGTATTTGTTGAAGAACGAAATTCTGAAATTCAAACGCTTGAAGAACAAACAGGGTTTAGATTGTTTGAGCCTATTAATAGTACAACACTAACTGTTGAAACATTGGATCAAGAATGGGCTAGCCAATGGTATATGCCCACCGAATACAAAACTCTAGACCTTGAAGGGTTCCTTGTTGATAAATGCCCTAAAGAAAATTATCAAAGACTAATAGAGGAACTTCAAGAGTTTAGAGAAAGAAATATGCTAGATTTGTTACGCTGGCTCAAATACTTTGTTGACACTTGCCGTGCTAACAACGTAGTTTGGGGTGTAGGGCGAGGATCTAGTGTAGCTAGTTACATATTATATCTAATTGGCGTACATAAGATAGATAGCATTAAATATAATTTGGACTGGCAGGAATTCCTGAGATAAGTACATATATAACCATAAGGAGACTGTTATGGCAATGAAAGAGCAACAAAGAGCGGTTTATCGTTCTATGCAAGGAAAAGAGGTTGATATGAATAAACTTATCAATCAAAATGAAATGACTGTAGCTGTAGGCAACGTAAAAGTTAATGCTCGTGGTGATGAGCTAGGTCCCGGTGGACGCATTGCTCGTAAGCGCGAAGATGTTATGGCTGAGTATTACACAAACAATCCAAATGCCGCACCGGATGAGGTAGTAACTAGACCAAAAGTAGTTGCAGAAACTAAAGAAGTTGAAGCGGAAGACACTATCATTAGTAAATTAAAATCGAAAGGTTAATATGAAAGCTAGACGTAGTCAAATTCACCCTATCGGTGATCATGTGTTAGTATCTGACATGAATTTTGGCGAACAAGTTAGTGCGGGTGGCATTGTATTACGCAGTGATGATGGTAAAAGCGAAGGTGTAAAACCTCGTTGGTGTCATGTGTGGGCTGTTGGTCCAAGACAAACTGACTTTAAAGTAGGCGAATGGATCTATGTTGAGCATGGACGTTGGACTAGAGGATTAGATGTTGAAGAAGACGACGGTACTCCTGTAACTATCCGGCGGGTTGATCTTAAGGCAGTTATGTTGTCGGCTGATGAAAAACCAAATGACATTGAGCTTGGGCAATACACTACACCCGAACAAGGGTCTAATCATAGACCCGAAGACTTTGTTAGATATTAATTATACCTTTGAGCAATAGGGCTCTTGACGAGCCCTATTCTTTTCTGTATAATAACAAGATGAATATCGGATTTGCAAGGACTCTAAATGAAATGTACAACTTGTAATAAAGAATACCAACCAAACTGTGACTATAAACAAGGACGATGCCCGATGCATCCGCCCATGTTAACCAATTATCATTTTAGATTTTATAATCTAGTACAGTTTATTAAAGGATTATTTAAACGTGGAAGTTCAACCTAAAGACACAAGCAAGGGACATTTTTATGTCAGCCTTGTAAAGAGTGCCATTCGCATTGTAGCGGGGGGCTGTTTGATTACCGGTAACTTGCTAATGGCAGGTGTTTGTCTTATAATGGCAGAAGTACTAGGCGTTGTAGAAGAATTAGTATGAAAGAAAAATTAATTAAAGAAGCTGGATTTAGCACAACTTTTGAAATAGATCGATTAGAAAAGTTAATTGAGATAACAATTAAAGAATGTGTTGTTGCTATTAAAAATACTCCAACCCATTGTGCATTTACAACGCACGACTTAGGCACAGTACAATGTACTATTGATAAAACTATTGAAACAGTATATAATCACTTTAACATGGATAAAAGAGGCAAACTATGAAAGAACTATGGGTGGAAAAATATCGCCCCAACACTATTGACGGATATGTGTTTAGGGACTCGCATCAACGACAACAAGTAGAAAGCTGGGTTAAGCAAGGAACCATTCCTCATTTGTTGTTTAGCGGTAACGCAGGCATTGGTAAAACTACCCTAGCTAAAATTCTGCTTAATGAATTAAACATACAAGAACTTGACATTTTAGAAATTAACGCATCACGTACTAACTCAGTTGAAGATGTGCGTGATAAGATTGTTAACTTTGTTCAAATGATTCCATTTGGTGACTTTAAGGTTGTACTACTTGATGAAGCTGATTATCTATCCCCCAACGCTCAGGCGGCATTGCGCGGTGTTATGGAAGAGTACCATACTACTGCTAGGTTTATCCTTACTTGTAACTATCCTAACAGGATTATTCCTGCATTGCATAGTCGTTGTCAAGGGTTTCATATAGAACGAGTTGACATGACGGAGTTTACTGCTCGTGTTGCAGAGATTTTAATTACAGAAGAGATTAACTTTTCAATTGATACATTGGACACTTTTGTTAAAGCAACTTATCCAGACTTGCGTAAGTGTATTAATATGGTACAAATGAATAGTTTAGATGGCGAACTACATACGCCAGAAAAAGGAGATTCAGGTGAAGCAGACTACAAGATTGAAATGGTCGAGCTATTCAAAAAAGGCAAGATTAGCGAAGCCCGTAAGCTCGTCTGCGGCCAGGCTCGCCCAGAGGAGATGGAAGAAATTTATAGATGGCTCTATGATAACGTTGCCATCTTTGGAGACGAATCGTCTCAAGACAAAGCTATTCTTGTTATCAAGCAAGGTCTTGTTGATCACACATTGGTCATTGATCCGGAGATTAACCTCGCGGCAACGCTGATTAGGTTAAGTCATTTATAAAACAAAAGGGCTCCGAAGAGCCCTTTTTTAATCACCGTAGACTTTGAGTACCTCCTTGACTGCGTCATGTCTCTCAATATCTTTTGTTTCAAAATACTGCACATCAATGTGTCTCGTATTTTTGACACGATCTAGCAAATTACAAAATTCTATTAGACCGTTGTCTTCTAATCTGTCTGCTTGTTTCAAATCTCCCGTTACTACCATTTTAGACCCCTCCCCAAGTCTAGTTAGTAGCATCTTCATTTGATTTGGTGTTGCGTTCTGCATTTCATCTGCGATGATATAGGCATTCTTAAAAGTTCTACCACGCATATAAGCTAATGGGCTTATTTCGATAATATTCTCCTTTAACATTTCAACTATTTCTCTTTGTAGATAGTATTCTCCTAGAACATCAAAAATGGGTTTAGTCCAAGGTTCCATTTTTTGATTAACATCACCTGGTAAAAATCCTAGGTCCTCATCCACACTTACGGCGGGTCTTGTAACAATAATACGATCAACCTTACCTTCCTGAAATTGCTTAATTCCATTTTGTACAGCTAACAGAGTTTTACCCGTGCCTGCCGGCCCGATGGCAAATAGTATGTTAGTTGAATCATCTTGGAGTTTTTGTATGTAGGTTTTTTGGTTCTCATTTCGAGGGTGCAAACTTACACGGTGCTTTTTTTCAGGCACATAATTGTTGAAATCGATAACGTTTACGTTGCTTGTAAAGCGTTTTTTCACTCGTTTACTCATTGTTGTTTCGTCTCCTACTTTGGGGAAAGTAGAACGACCTGTAGTGACCGCCCGATAACTACCGTTCGTCCTACACAAATATTTACTAGAAAACACAAAAAGTAAACTGATAATATATCAAAACGCTAGGGCTAAATACATAGTAGAAAAGAGCAAACCTATGCACGACATAAAAGACGTTATTAAAAATATAGAAAGCATTTACGAAAGTAACAGCAATCTAGCCGCGCTTAAAGACTTTGAGCGTGTATTAGACGAAGTTAATATGTATGTTTACGAAAACTGGGTCGAAGGCGAAATTGCCTATGGTCCTAGACTAGATCGACACTGGATTACAGCTGGATTTATGTGGCCGCGTGATAAGATGCCAGATCCTATGGCTGCTAAACGTCTAACAGATTTAGGTTGCAAAGTAAAATACGAACGAACACACATGATTGAGGCTAGGAAAATTAGAGGTCCTGAAGACATTCGTCCTGGCACTAAAAAAGGGCATTTAGATCACAAACCAGTATGGGTTGTAGAAATTACTATGCCAAAGAAATTAGCTTTTGATATTTACAAAGGTTACATGGATAAGTTGCGTGAAGAACGTTACGGCAAAAATGTCAAAGCAGGATCTGCCGCGCCTCAACCTGCTGAAGCGGCAGCGGCTGCACCGATGGTTCCACCGGCTGGGGGTGCTCCGACGGCTGCTCCTGGTGGCGAAGCGGCACCGGCACCAGCGGCGTAAGGATATAACATGGCATTAAGAGCAGACGATCTACGAGACTTAGTTAAGCCTATTTTTGAAATTGATAGCTATCAGTCTAAAATGGGTAATGACAAAGATGTTGTAGTATTAAGTTTCACAGTAAACGAAAAAGAACCAGCAAAAGATCTAGTTCAATTTTGTGAAATGGGATACGACTTTATTTTAGACGCCGATGTAACACCTGGCGAACTAGATGACGGGTCATATAAAGTGTTTGTTGAAATACAACGAACTAAAAACATTGGCGAACAAATTGTAGAATTATTAGACGGAGTTAAAAAACTAACCGGCAATGATGATTTTCGATTTAGATATTATAAGAGCTTTAAAAGCCTGCCAGCAGATCAAAATACATTAGCTGAAACCATTCCATTGGATGGCAACACTTATGAATTAACGATTCAAGAAAATGCTTTAAATAACTTCTCAAACTTTTTTCGTAGAAGTTCAATAGATTCAATCGAAGGACTAATGGAAGGTATTAGATTTAAAAAATCTTATGCTGAACCTATTACCATGCGTGTCATAGACAGTGGTCCTCGAGCAGAAGTATATGCACGAGCTGAGGGGCGATTAGGTATTGATGCTAAAGATATCGGCGAATGCATTTTCCTTACCAAGTATATTGGTAACTTTAACATAACTAAGATTGGCGATGCATTCATTTTTGAAAATGAGGGCTACGCTGTATCTTTACAAAGGACATAAAGATGAGCGGATTTGATTTCAATTTTACACAAGCAAAGTTTGAAACGATTATTGGAAAGAACCCTTACGCAGACCATTGGTTTGAAGCACTATGCGAAATTCTTCCAGATTATGATATTAACACAGTGCCGCGTGTTGCGGCTTTCCTAGCACAGACCGCACACGAATCAGGCGGGTATCGTGCAATTAAAGAAAACTTAAACTACAAAGCAGAAAGTCTTTGCCGTGTATGGCCAAGATATTTTCCTAATATTGACGTAGCTCGTCAATATGCACAACAACCAGAACGTATTGCTAATAGAGCGTATGCTAATCGTATGGGTAACGGACCAGAAGAAACAGGCGATGGTTGGAAGTTTTGCGGGCGCGGCCTTATTCAGTTAACTGGTAAAAGCAACTACGAACGTTATGCACAAAGTTTAGAAATTAGCCTAGACGAAGCAAGTGAACACTTAACAACATTTGAAGGTTGTGTACAAAGTGCCGCTTGGTTCTGGGAAGCTAACAATTTAAACCAATACGCAGATAACGGCGATATGCTAACAATGACTAAAAGAATTAACGGTGGTACATTAGGCCTAGATGATCGTATTAAACATTACAATCATGCTATGCACGTTCTACAAGGTTAATTATCATGAGTCAGATACATTGGATGTTGAGCCTCATTCCAGATAGTTTTCTTATCTGGGTTTATTATCTTTTACTAACCGCAGGCGTAACACTATACGTTGCTAGTAAACTAGTACGTTGGATCCCTATGATGGGCCAATATAAGTTACCTGCTGAAATTATTGGTGTAATAGTGCTTTGCGGAGCATGTTGGTTACTTGGCGGATATGGCGTTGAGCAAATGTGGCGTGAACGTGTTGCAGACTTACAAAAGAAAGTTGCAGAAGCTGAAGTAAAATCAAAAGAAATTAATACAGTTATACAAACTAAAGTCGTAGAACGTGTAAAACTTGTTGAGCAAAAAGTTGAAGTTGTTAAAACAATAATTGAAAAAGATAAAGAACTAATCAATGCAGAATGTAAAGTTCCAGAAATTGCAGTTATTGATTATAATAAAGCAGTAGCTGATCCGTTGGAGGAGAAAAAATGAAAAAGTTTTTATTAATTCTTCTTGTAGTTGCGGCAGCTGGTTGTACAACTGCGCCAGTTGTAATGAAATTTCCAGATGTTCCAGAGACACTAAAAGAACCTGCTGGCAAACTTACACCGTTAGATGCTAGTAAAAAAGTAGAACTAAGCGATATTATAGAAAATGCTAACGAAAATGCTGGCAAGTATTATGCTCTTAGAGAGAAGTATAATGCATGGATTGAATGGTACAACTCACAGAAAAAAGTGTTCGAAAGCGTTAAATAGTAGTATATTAAGCAGGAGCGAAAATGGCACTAATAGATTCAGTATTAAATTTAATTAACAAAACACCTAAAGATCCGGATGCACCTAAGCCTCCAGCAGGGTCACGTAGTGAACGTGAAGCAAAGATCAAAGACAAAGCAGGTATGGTAATTAACGTGTTTGCGTTATTACTTGCTGTTAATGCTTGGTACGGTGGTAAATTATCTAGCACAGTATTAAACAATACTATTAAAGCTAACGACACTTATAGTTTTTATCAGGCAAAGAGTTTAAAACAAACACTAGCAGAGCAATCACTGTATGAAGCTAAAAAGTCTGGAGACAAAGCTCGTGCAGAAGAAATGGCCTCTAAGATTGATCGTTACGAAAACGAACCCAAAGACGGCAAGAAAGACTTGTTAGCAAAGGCTCGTGCATTAGAAGCAGAACGTGATGAAGCAAAAATGCGTAGTCCTTGGATAGGCTACGCATCAACTGCATATCAACTAGCAATCGTATTATTGTCAGCAAGTATTCTTGCTGTTAGTATGCCGTTGTTCTGGGGTAGTTTTGCAGTAGCAGGAGTTGGATTACTATTAAGTCTAAACGGACTATTCCTTTGGATTTAAACAAACAAGACAATCAGGAGCGAACTATGTCGGAAGAAGTTAAAAGCGCAAGCGAACAAAAGAAAGAAGATTGGATGAATAGCAAATGGCGTCCAATGATGGGTTGGATGTACATGGTTGTCTGTATGATGGACATGGTCATATTTCCAATTCTATGGAGCTTATTACAAACCCTAACACACAGTCCTATTACACAATGGAATCCACTAACACTACAAGGTGCTGGTTTATTCCATATCGCAATGGGTGCAGTTTTAGGTATTGCGGCATTTGGTCGTACACAAGAAAAATTAGGCGGAGCAAACAATGGCGGAGCACAACTACCATCAAGCGGGTTTACAGCACCTAGCGCACCTAGCGCAGGATTCGGTGCCGCACCTGGGGGCTTCAGTTCTCCAGCACCGGTCACAAGCTCATTTGGCGCACAACCCTTGGCAAGCGGAAGCGGGTTTGGAAGCGTACCTCCAGCGCCAGCACCAAGCGCAAGTTTTACACCACCAGCAAGTTGGGGTACAACACCGATAGCAACAACAGCAAGCGGTAAAAAGGTTGTACCTGATGAACCGCAGCCAGCAATTTAAAGGAGCAGAATATGTTAGATACATTATTTTGGGTAGCACTAGGGGCATTTGTAGGATGGAATTTTCCACAGCCATTTTGGGCAAAGATTATTCAAGAAAAAGTTCAAGCTATGATAGCTAAAAAAGGAGCATAATATGAAATTATTATTTGCATTATTAACAAGTTTGGCATTAGCTGGTACAGCCTATGCAGGTGGTGAAGTTAAAGAAGTTTGCACACCAAAAGTAGACAAAGCAGGTAAAGCTGTAATGGATAAGAAAACTGGTAAGCAAGCCGAAGATTGTAAGAAAATCAAAACCCATAAAAAAGTAGAAGGCGAAAAGGTTCCAGAACCAGCTAAGAAGAAGTAATCAACTCTTGACAGGTTCTGGGTTAATATAGTATAATTACTATATTATTGGAACCTGTTTTCACGACTATGACAGACTTTTATCAAACACTTGGCGTTAATAGAGACGCCTCACCGGACCAAATTAAAAAAGCCTACAGAAGTTTAGCTAATAAGCATCACCCCGATAAAGGTGGAGATCAAGCTAGATTTAAAGATATTAGTGTAGCATACGAGACATTAAGCGATCCAGAAAAAAAAGCTCAGTATGACATGGGCGGAAATAACCAACATGTTCACATGAACAGTGGAAATTTTAATGACATTTTTGGGCAGGCATTCGGATTTAATTTTGGAGGTGGCGGGCATCCCTTCCATGATATATTTGGTAGACCACATGCTATGCGTAAGAATAGAGACTTGAATATTCAATGCCAAGTTACCTTGCGCGATTCTTACTCAGGAAAACAACTCGAAGCAAACTATCGACTACCTAGCGGTAAGAATCAAAACGTAGTTATTAATATACCTCCTGGCGTAGAACATGGTGCTACTATTCGTTACCCTGAACTAGGAGACGATAGTCATCCTAATTTACAACGAGGCGACTTAAATGTTACTATTGTAGTCTTACCTGATCCTAAATATGCAAGACACGGTGATGATTTGTATACCAACGTAGAAATATCTGCTATTGACGCTATGATAGGAACTCAAAAAACAATATCTAGCATTGACGGCAAAACATTAAGTTTTAAAATTAACCCCGGAACTACTGACGGAACAGAATATGCACAAGGCGGCATGGGATTCCCAAATATTCATAGCAGAATAAAAGGTAGGTTAGTTGCCGTTATTAAAATTAAAACACCAGCTGTAACCAATCCATTATTAGTAGCGGAGTTAAGAAAGCTCAATGATGCAATTAGTCAAACATCCTGATCCAATTCTAACACAAAAAGCTGAACAGTGGGATTTTGAAAATCACATTAATGCGGCCGCTATTGAGCGTGAGATGTTAGAAACTATGAACGCACACGGCGGCATTGGACTTGCGGCTAATCAAGTTGGGCTGTTACGTAGAGTATTTGTTATGAAACTGTCCGATGGTAGAGAAATGGGCTTTTTCAATCCTAGGATTTTAGTCGGCGACAACGCAGATGTTAACAGTGAAGAAGGGTGTTTGAGTTTTCCAAACTTATGGCTTAAAGTTAAAAGAAATGACAAAATTACAGCCATGTATCTTGACAATACAGGAAAACGCTGTATAATAGAACTTGAAGGACTCGATTCTAGATGTTTTCAACATGAGTTAGATCACCTAGACGGGATAACATTTACAGAACATGTAAGTGATTTAAAACTTAAAATGGCACAAAAAAAGCAAAGGAAATTAAATGGTTGAACCAAGTGACGATCTACAAATGGTGTTTGAAAAAGCCATTACTGTAGCAAAACAACTACAACACGAATATCTTACAATTGAACACTTGTTGTTCGCCATGTTATGTGAAGAATCGTTTGCGAATTGCGTTTCAGGCTACGGCGCTGATCCAGAATACATTCGTAAAAATTTAGAGCACTATCTAAAAAATAAATGCGATGAGATTGTAACTGCAACTACAGATACAAAACCTAAAAAAACGCAAACTGTAGAACGTGTGCTTAATCGTGCGTTTACACAAGTCTTGTTTAACGGTCGTCAGAAAATTGAACCTACAGATGTATTTTTAGCTATGATGGGCGAAAAACGTAGCTGGGCTCTTTATTACATCCAGCAAGCAGATATTAATAAAGACAAATTTGCTGATTATATTAATAATGAAGTTGAACAGGTGGAAGAAGAATTGCAAGACGGATCATCAGAAAAAGCTCTTAAGGCGTTTACTACTAATCTTAACGACAGCGTTAAAAAGAATAAAATTGATCCAGTCATTGGCCGTGTAGAAGAATTAGAAAGCATTGCGCTAGCACTGGGTCGTCGTAGTAAAAATAATGTAATTCTAGTAGGCGATCCCGGCGTAGGTAAGACCGCTATTGCAGAAGGACTTGCCTACAACATTGTCAGCGGTTCAGTTCCTGACTTCTTAAAAGATTATACCGTGTATAATTTAGATGTTAGCGCAATGCTAGCAGGTAGTAAATATCGGGGCGACTTTGAGGAACGGTTTAAAGCAGTTCTTAAAGCACTAAGCAAAAAAGGTAAGACTGTGCTGTTCATCGACGAGGCACACATGATCTCTGGCGCAGGATCTGCTAGCAACTCTGCCAACGATCTTGCTAATATGATGAAACCGGCTCTAAGCAAAGGCAACATTAAAGTTGTGGCAAGTACTACTTGGGAAGAATATCGTAAGCACTTTGAAAAGGATCGTGCTTTGATGAGACGCTTCCAACGCATCACTGTTGACGAGCCTACAGAAGAAGTAACATTGCAGATTCTTAAAGGTATTAAAAAGTACTATGAGCAGTTTCATAATGTTAAAATTAAAGAAGGCGCATTACAAGCGGCTATTAAGTTGTCAGTACGTTATCAAACAGATAAAAAGTTGCCGGACAAGGCAATTGACTTAATTGATTGTGCTTGCTCACGCTTTAATTTAAAACTTGCAGGCGAAAGAATTGTTGACGAAGCAGAAATTCAACACGAACTTGCTCGTATGGTTCAAATGCCTGAAGAGCAAATTAAAGAAGCCGAAAGTGAAGGGCTTATAAAACTTGAAGATCAACTAAAAGAAGAAGTCTACGGACAAGATACTGCTCTTACCGAAGTTGTTGAAAAGATTCTTGTTGCTCGTGCCGGACTTAAGAGTGAAAACAAACCTGTTGGATCATTTGTATTCATGGGTCCAACAGGTACAGGTAAAACTGAAACAGCCAAGGCACTTGCTAAACACTTGGGTACTAAGTTGCTACGTTTTGATATGAGTGAATATCAAGAGAAGCACAGTATCTCTAAGCTAATTGGTAGCCCTCCAGGTTATGTTGGCTTTGAAGAGAATGCTGGCTTGTTGATTACACAGATTCAAGAAGCACCTAATGCTATTGTGTTATTTGACGAAATTGAAAAGTCACATCCAGATGTAGCAACTGTGTTGTTACAAATGATGGACAATGGTTTTGTTACCGGTAGTAACGGTAAGAAAGCAGATTGCCGAAACACTATTATTATCCTTACCACTAACGCTGGCGCACAAGCCGCAGAAAAGAATGCCATCGGGTTTGGCAAACAGGATAGAGACTATAGTGATGCAGACTTAAAGAAGTTTTTAACTCCTGAGTTCCGTAACCGGTTAGACGGTATTGTTACATTTAGCAAACTTGAAAAGAAAACTATGATTTTAATTGTCAATAAGTTTATTAACGAGCTTAAAGCACAAGTTAAAGACAAAGGCGTTAAGATTAAAATTGATACAGATGCTGTTGACTGGTTAATCGAAAAAGGTTTTGATGCTAAAATGGGTGCTCGTCCACTACAACGTACTATCGACAAAGAAATTAAACGAAGTCTTGCTAAGATGATGTTGTTTGGTGATCTTAAAAACGGTGGCGGCCTTACAATTACAGTAAATAATGATAGGTTAGAACTTATTGCTAAACCTAAAGTTCCTAAGCTACCATTGCTTAGTATAGAGGAATTAGATGGCGGTACCAGTCAAGGAAACTAAACGATTGTTTATGGACCAGTACGGATACAAAATCGTACTGGTTGTTCCTGCGGCTGGTTGGTTTAGGGGAGCAGATTTAAACTATGCTCTTACTAAACTTACCGAGTTTAATTTACAAGACAAAAATCCTCCTTGGAGTAAGATTAAAACTCAAGACGACTTAGATTACTGTTTTGCCTTGTACAAAACATTGTTTACTATGACAGAGTATGATCTAAGAGTAGAAAATCCATTTGTAAGTTTTTACAGCAATAATTCTAAAGATATTGAAAAACTTAGCAAAATTGACGAAGACCGAGTAAAGTACATTAGCAAACCCCCAGCAGAACCGTTAACTAAAGGAACTGTTATCATGAGTCGAGAAGGGTTTGAATATAAAGTTACACTTGGTAGGACTAGGCAAAACCATGATGAGTTCATTGAATGGGCTGAAAAGATTCCAGGCGTTAGACTAACAGGTAGTGCAAAAAAAGAGTTAAAACGTCAAGCAAGTTGGGGCGGAAGTCACTTTTATGTTAAAGATGATCGCACTTTAACCGTAACTCGCATGTTTTTAGGCGGTGGAATAGGGCGTATTGACCGCATTATTAACCCTTCTAGCAAAACTAACTAAACCACAATACGATAAATATACAATATAAGTATAGGATTTCGTATGGCTGGCTAACAGCCATTAGGACTTAATAAAAATGAAAATACAAGATTTATTTGAGAATGTACCAAACACTATATCTGATGAGGCGCCTGGCAAACTGCCATTTGATCTAGCAGATGATCTAATGTTTTTTATGCGTAACGATGACGACTTTTATCGTAAACACTATTATCCGCATGTTGTAAAATGCATTGAACACATTAAAACAGGTAAAAATTTAAGCCCTAGAGTATTTGAACCTATGGTTAAACATGCCTACGAATGTTACACACAAAAATTTCCAATTAGAGAACTTCCAGAGAGTTTAGAAGAAGATGTCTGTGAAGATATTTGTCATAAACTTAGAACAGAAGAAAATAAACATATTAAAAACGATATCTACTAATGCTACTTAGAGAACTTTTTGAAGACGTTTCGACGGCTACTAAAAAATTAGGTCGTGCTTTTAATCACTTAGAAGACCTAGTGTTTTTCTACGGTTCTAGCGGAACAATAGAAGCACTTGAACACTTAAAAGAAATTAATACTCAAGAAGGTTCTAGCACTATTCGTATGAAGTGGGACGGCAATCCTCAAATATATTGGGGAAGAGAAAAAGCAGGTGGGCCATTAGTTCTTGCAGGTCACAATGGTTGGTCAAAGAAAGCTATGACAACTAGTCCTGAAGAGATTAAAGACTTTATAGCTAACAAATCTGGAAATCCTAAGACACCCGAAGAAAAACAAGCTCGAGAAGTATTTGCAAATCAATTTGCAAACTTGTATCCGTTGTTTGATAAAGCAACTCCAAAAGATTTTGTTGGCTTTGTTTATGCAGATGGGTTATTTTTAAGTAGACCAAAACTAGACGCTAATGGCGTCTATAATTTTTATCCTAATCCCAAGTCAAAAACTGGTTACCACGTAATGGCATCTAGTGAATTAGGACAACGTATTGCTAACGCACAAGTTATGGTAGTAGGACATGCTTACTTTCCAGAGTTTGGCATGGATGACAGCGATCAACAACCATTAGATGACTTTGACCCGTTTAATGCTAACCCACAATTAATTGTGTTAGGTCCGATATATAATGTGTCCACGGTAGCAGTTGATACAAAAGAAATTGATAGTGTAGAACAATACTTGCAAAAAAATGCAGTAGCCATTGACAGCTTCTTAGAAGGAGCACCTGGACTAAGTGATTTAAAGAATATCATCTATACCTATGTCAATCAAACTGCTAAAGCTAAACAACTAGATAATCTAAGCCCACAACATTTCGTAAGTTGGTTACAGACTAGTAAAGTTAGTGCAAGCAAACAACAAAAGATTGTAGAACTTGCTCGTCAACAGATAACAGCATTACCCGCAATCTTTGAACTAGTAAAACGTATTCAAAATATGAAGGATGCAGTTATTGATCAAATCGAAGCTGGTCCTAAAGCAGAAATATGGGATAGTCACGGCGAAGGTCGTGTACGTTACGCCGGTCCTGAAAAACAACATGGTAACGTAAAACTAGTACCACGCAAACGTTGGACACCAGCATGAAACTAAGAGAACTTTTTGAAAGTAAAAATTCAGTAGCAATTATATTTGGCAGGTTTAATCCTCCACATAAAGGTCACAAGGCAGCTTGGCAAATTGCTAGTAAGCATCCGCATTGGTATGTTGGTACTAATCAAAGTACACAAGGCCCTAAAGACCCATTACCCTTTGATGTAAAAATTCAAGCAATGACAGCTATTTGGCCGGAAGTTCAAGAACATATTGTTGCTGAACAAAGCTGGTTAACATTAGCTAGTAAGGTGTATCAAGACCATGGGGAAGTTACATTATTTTGTCTAACAGACGAAGATTGGGTCACTAAAACTATTGTTCAATACAATGGCAAAGAAGGTACGCACGGATTTTATAATTTCCCATCAATCAAACAACAAGCAACCCCACGTTTAAGTAGTGCTACAGCATTACGTGATGCAGTTATCAAAGACGACAGAGAAGCATTTAGTCATGCTGCCGGTGTTCCAGCTGATACAGAAGTAGCAGGACACCCTTTCTTTGATCTAGTAGCACACTACTTAATGCCGTATCAAAATGCTCCTAAGAAAGTAGCAAAGAAAAAAGTTAAAGAGCCTGTTGAAGGTATGGCGCCGCCAAGTGCTCCTAACTTTAGTACAGACGGTGGACATCATACACTAGAAACAAAACGTATGAGTGCTCAAGTTAAGCTACAACGTGCTTGGGATCGTGAACGTGCCAAGTCAGATGCTAGTCGCGAGCGTATGCGTCGTGAATTAGAATTAATTGCTGGCAAGAAGCCGCAAGAAGAACCAAAGAAAGATGTCACCGAGTTTGCAAGAAGTGGAGATGACGGCCGTGAGTTTATGTCATGGCAAGAATTTTTAACTATAGTAACTCCTACCATGCGTAAGTGGGGGTTTCATGCAGAAAATAAAAATCCAGAAATGATGTATTCAAGACGTGGAAGAATGGAAGATGAACATTATTTTATAATATTAGATCCACAAGATGACATGGTGCATTATAGTTTTGGTACTGTAGAAGACGGTGAACCTATGATGCACGAGCAAAATTTTGTTAGTATGGATAAGCACGGTGCTAAAGTGTTATTAGATACAGCAAACGAAGGTTATAGTTTAAGTGATATAGCCCAAGAAAAAAGATGAAACAATATAGGATAACATCGCAAAATTTAAATCAAGATAGCAATGAAGATTGTTATCTAGATCCTAGCGACCCTATACATGAATTAAAAGCTATACAGTATCTAGCAGGATTAGGCTCAGCCGCTAGACTACAAGAATACAAAGGTATGCAAGGTAGTAATATAAGTGCTACTGGCAATACTAAAGGCGAATTAATGAAACAACACAACATTAAACCAGGCACTCCAGAATGGTTTAAATTATGGTTTAGTAAACCTTATCTTACAGGAGAAAAACCTGTATGAGAGCAAACGAATTTACTCGTAAAGATAACGAAGATTATCACCCAAACGATACACCGCGCGGTCCAGAGTTTAAACCTACAATGCCAGCAGGTACTGTTAGAGTAGATGTTAGTGATGTTTATGATTGGTATAAGCTAGGAAAAAATATTGCTAATTTAAAACGTGCTAAGGCCAGTGACTTTGGTAAAGGTCCTCCTAGTACTATTATGTCTTTTGGTAGTGAACCGGAAGAACACAAATATATTGCGGCTTTGAAGAAACTAGGACTTACAACAACAGACATTGATCCGTTAGACCCTAATCAACCTAAGGACATGCCTCGTCAATCAGTTGATCCAACATACAATGTAGGTGAAAACTTTGCAGATGGGCGTCATCCTGAAGATAAAGGTGATAGTGCTAGACACGGTATTCCTAAAGGTGCAAGTATAGCACAGCTAAAAAAAATACGTTCTAGCGACAGCGCAAGTCCACGTAAAAAACAGCTAGCTCATTGGCAGATAAATATGAGACAAGGTAAAAAGAAATGAAAGTCTACGAAATTTTATCAGAAAACGAGAGCGGTGCTACTGGTGGCGGTAAGGGTAAACCTGGCAAATTGCATCCTCACCAAAAAGATGCTATTAAAGGGATGACTACCTATCCAGAATTACCAGGTTGGTATTATGATATGTATAGATTTGGTGTACATATGGCTGGAAGTCCAGACAATCAGCCAATGGCACAAAAAAGCCCTACAGCTAACCAGTTGTCAACTTTAGCATACACGGATGCAGAAGAAAAGATTATTAACAAAAGTAAACGAGATATGGGGTTAAAGGGTAAAACTTTGACTTCAAACCGCAGTGAGGAACCTGGAGAGACAAATACTACTAGCCCGGTTCCAAAGCGTAAAAAGAACAAATACGGTGTATAACTATGAAAGTACGTGAAATTATTGCAGAAGGTGGAACAAAAAAAATCCGCAAAAGTCACAAAAATTCAATGATGAATATTACAACATATCCTAGCCTAAATCAAAGTACAGGGTCTGCATATATGAATTATAGATACGGAGTTGCTCTAGCAGGAGCTCCTGAAATACCTATGCCTGCTGACAATTACATTGGTGGGGATCCTTTACTTGCCACTTATACACAAGAAGAAGCAGAAATGATGGATTATGCGGCAAAACAAGTAGGCGCAGGTAAAGGACAAAAATGGAGCGATAACAAGAGTAAAGAACTTGATAGCGTGAATAAAAATAGTGCCGTTCCAAAGCGTAAAAAGAACAAATACGGAGTATAAGATGAAGGTTTATGAAATTTTAGAAACAGCTTCTGCAGGCGCAACAAGCTCCGCTAATATAGGAACTGTTATTAGCCCCCAAGTTAAACTAGGATCAGCACGTGGTAAAAAGAGTTATACTGGCAGTCCAAGTACAGGATCAGGCACAAAAGCGCCACCGCAACCCAAGGTTATTCAGCCTAAAAAGAAAGATGGCACTGCTGTAAACGGACTAGATATGAAGGGCGCAAACTTATTCGGCGCACCCATAAAACGCTAAATATAACTAACACTGGAGATTATGATGGATTTAATGCAACAACAAAACGATGATCACGAAGCTAGCATGGCTCGTGCTGATTTGTTCAAATGCGCCCAATACTCATTCAAATTATTTAAAATGATACACGATGGACAACAACTAGAAGGTTGGGTCCAAGCAAAGATTACTAAAGCCGCTGACTACATTGCCAGCGTATATCACTATATGGAATACGAAATGAAGTTTAGTGAGTACGGTGAGCAGATTGAAAACAGCGATATGTACAGCGAAAGCCAACGTGCCGCTCTTAAAAACATGCTTACAGAAGCTAAGTCTAAAATGAAAGAGCTAACAAAAGCTCAGGCTAAAAAGATTAAAGAAGCTAACCTTCTAAGTCCTCCAGACGGTGCTACAGCACCTCCTCCTAAAGGAAAAGACGGAAAGTATCCTTTTGTAGTTTCCGGTCCTAATAAAGGAAAACGTTGGAGTCCACAAACTCCAGGTCCAACAAATCCTGCTATGAAGGAAGCTACTAAAGCTAAGAAAGATTACGACGGTGATGGTGAAATTGAATCTCCAAAAGACGAAGTTTGGGGATCACGTGCCAAGGCTGCTAAGAAAGCAGGTAAACCTTTCAAAGAAAATATGAAAGTTGGCGATACTAAAAAGACTCGCACTGGCGAATTAACAAAAACTAAAACTGGCGTAGTTCATAAGCGCACAGATTATAAAGATGACGAGCACGGTGAAGCACCGAGCACAGTAAAACAAAAGTCAGCGGCTGAAAAGAAAGCTGATAAAAGTAATGACATTAAACTGCCTAAGCACAGTGGCAACACCTGGGGTATGAAAGGTGGCGAGAAGTTTGGTAAAAAAACAGAAAGTGCTAAACCAGATTTTTTAGATATGGACAAAGATGGTGACAAAAAAGAGCCAATGAAGAAAGCCGTTAAAGACAAAAAAGTAGACGAAGCAGGAAAACCAAGCGCAGGTATGAGTGCTGCCGCTAAATCAGCATTAGCTAAAAAAGCAAGTGCAGGTAAAGACATTGGTAAGCCAGGTAAGAGTTTTGATAAAGTAGCTAAAGCCGCAGGTGGTGGTGAGAAAGGCAAGAAGATTGCCGCTGCCGCTATGTGGAAAAACGCTGCCAAATAAGGACTGAACAATGGACATGAAAAAAATCCTACAAGCATTGGACGGAGCAAGCTCTACGCCAGTTCAAGGTTCTAATGACATGGCAAAATTTTTGTCCATTGTAACTGAAGGCAAAGACACAAAAACCAATCGTCTAACTAGTGCCGAGCAAATTGCTGTTCAGCACTACACTGACCCAGAATCTAAAGTAACTACTAGTCCAGTATTGAACAAATCACAAAACGAACATATGATTAAAAAATATGTTGATATGGTTTTAGCAGAACGTGCTGAAGAATTAGAAGCTCAAAAAACTGCTATTAAAGAACGTGCCGCTCGTGTTGTTCAAAACATGAAAGAAAATTCTGTTTCTGAAATTAGCGGTGCGCTAAGAGGACGTTATGCACATAAGGCAAGACTAAAACAAGCCGGTGCTGAAATGGATAAGTTCTTTAACAGAGATAATCCTGAAAGAGTTGCAAGTGCAGATCGTGAAATTGCTAAACGTGAAAAAGGTTTAGGCATGGTCAAGACTCGTACAGACAAATGGCTAGCTAGTGAAAAAGAAAAAGCCGCACAAGCCGCTATTGTTCAAAAACAGCAAGATAAAGAAAATCTTCCTCAGTTAAAAGCAAAGTTAGCACAATTAAAATCTAAATTTGATCCTAATTTTGAATATAGTGACGATCATACTTTTTGGAGTAATCAAAAAGAACTTCAAGGTCGTATCCATGCTTTACAAAGACAAATACATGATATCGGCGAAGGTGACGAGTAATGGACGAGTTAAAACAAGCATTAAAAGTTGCACACGCAAGTAACTTTAGTTTTTATCTAAAAACTCACGGCTTCCATTGGAATGTTGAAGGTCCAAATTTTCCTCAGTTACATGAATTGTTTGCAAACATCTACGAAGATGTTTACGGAGTAGTAGATCGTTACGCAGAAGAAATTCGTGCTTTACAAAGCTATGCTCCTGCAAGTTTAGGACGTTTTCAAAATCTAAGTCAAATACAAGATCAAGTTGAAATTGTAGATGCTCGTCAAATGTTACAAATTCTTCACGACGATAATCTACTAATGTTAGATATTATCAAACAAACATATGATATAGCAGAACAAGCTGGCGCACATGGATTAAGTAATTTCTTAGCGGAACGCCAAGACATGCATAAGAAATGGGGATGGCAGTTAAGAGCAACATTAAAATAACACACCTTAGGACCGTTACGTTTACGGTGTGTAGGGCGGCTACTGCCCATAGGAAACGATTCGCTACCGGGAACTATGAAGTGAGCACAGTTATTGGGGATTGAAATGGATTTAAGAAACTTGATGAAAAAGTTAGATACTATTGCTTCTAGACAATATTTGACAGAAGCAATAACTATGGCTGATGTACAAACTGCTGTAGGCCAAGAAAAAGACGAACAAAAACGTGCAGGCATTTTAAATGACTTAGCATGGAAAAACAATTTACCAGGGTTATATGATCCAGTAAGTGGTTATTTTGTTAGAAAACAAAGCCAGCCAGTTTCCGGTGAAGGTAGTTATAGCATCTCAGCAACAGCTAGAGAAGCTGATACCCAGGCATTAGCTAAAATGGGGTTAGTGCCAAGTACTGCTAAAACATCTGCACTAGGTGGACTAGTAGGCGTAGGAAAGAATAGTTGGGGCGGATTAGATAAAGAGCAAAGTGCGGCAAATGATCAAGCATCAACAGATATTAAAAATCAAAGTGCTAAAGTGTACGGCGATCAAGCTAGTGCTGAATATATCAAACCAAGATTAGAAAAACTAAATGCCTTAGTTGCTAAAATTAGTAGCGCAGGTGCACCATCAACTGTAAGCAGTGGAGCGGCTACACAACCTGCAAAAGAACCAGAGCAATGGGAAAAAGATTCAGCTAGGCAAGCAGAGTGGCTAAAAAGTTTAAAAGTTCAACCAACAAAACTTAAAGCGCCTATTCAGAATTCAAGTTATGAAAACATAGCTAAATCATTAATTGAAAGTTTTGGTTACCAATTAGACGAGAAAGTTACGCTAGGCACAGGCCCAGTTGTACAAAAAGATGTTGGTAACGGTATGACTATTAGTGTTGGTCAATATCAAAGTGAAGTTGCTGAAATCAGAAAACTCATGGGCGAACTAGGTGATGTTAATGATCCTGCTGTTGAAAAGGCACTACAAGCCGCACAAGATGCATTAGATAATTTAGAAAAACAAGGCAAAGCTGAACAACCAGGCGGCGGTACACAAACAACAACATCTACTACACCTACAGCTAAAAAAGATCCGGCGGCTATAGACAGTCCAGAGACACAAAAGAAAATTGCAAGATTTAAAGAACTATTAACTAAAGCTGGCGGTAGTGGTTTTGAAAAACGCACTCCAGCTGAAATACAAGCTAGTGCAGATTTGAAGAAGGCAGGAATATAATATGAACTTTTATACAGACCCATTACTAGACAAACTAAGATTAATTGAATCTGGACAACCTCTTAATGAAGGACTAAGCCCTGAAGAAAAGCAAGAACTAGATAGTCTTTACAAAGAGCTTGCAGGTTGGGGTGGCGTAGATTCAGAAATGGATACACTAATTTCTGCTTATAAAAAACTACCAGCGGGTGGTGATACAACTACTACTACTCCGGATGCAAAGAAAAAAATTATGGCTCCTGTTGATCCGGGAACTGTAGAATTACAAAAATGGTTAATTTCTAAAGGCTACAACTTAGGTCCGGATGGTGCAGACGGTCGTTGGGGTAAAAATACACAAAAAGGTATAGATGCATTTTGGGCTGATTGGCAAGCTAAAAAAATTAGCAAGCCTGATCAAGATCAATACCAAAAACTACTAGGTGCCGCTAAAGATACTGAATGGACTAGATATTGGTTTAGTAAGCAAAAAGCTGCCGGCGCCGCAACTAGTACAGCGGCTGGTGCGGCAACACAGCCAGCGGCTGGTGCAACAGGATCTGGCGCTATTCCAGCTGACGCCAATAAGAAAGAACCATATTGGGTCAATGGTACTCGATATGAATGGGGTACTAGAGGTTGGAAGGCTACTGCACAACCTGGCGATGCGTTTCAATGGAACTCTACAAGAGCTCGCTCAATGACTAAATTTACTGGTCCGGATTCTGCATATCAAACCGGTGGGACAGCTACAGCGGCTGCTCCTGCTCCAAGCGGTGCGGCGACTCAGCCAAGCAGTACTGAAAAGCGTACTCCGGCTGAAATTAAAGCTAGTCAAGATTTAAAGAAAGCAGGCGTATAATTAGAAACTTTAAGTCAAATAAAAAGCACCCTAGGGTGCTTTTTTAATGCCAGTTACCTTGAAAACAATGTCGAACTTCATGTCCTACGCTATGCATGGTAGGTTTTTTCTTAGTAATAATAGTACAATTATTACCCTCCCAAAAACTACAAGCATCGACCGCATATCCAAAGACATTATGTCCCCTTCGAGCATACTCCTGCTCGCAAGTTTTTTGAACATTATCTACAACACGCCATGTTAGCGTAATTGTGCTAGTTTTGTTAACTGTAGCATCAAACGGTGCAGAAGGATCATCCCAATCGGCATGAGCTAATGTTATTTGGCTAGCAATTAAAAGTGCTGTGAGTGTGTGTTTCATATGTAAATTATAACTTCGATTAGCCATTAAGTCAATAACTTTTGGGTCCAAAATATGGATAAATATTACTCTATGCTTCATCGTGCTAATACCAATATTTTGGGAAACCCAAATTGCGATAAAGTTGTAGAAAATCTTAGTATTGAAGATTTTGATTACTACGACAAAGATGGATTTGAGCTTAATATAGCTGAACAAAAATTCTATCGTGCATCTGGGCATCCAATTGATTATTACTGCCTCAATCATCATTGTTTTCAACAACCTTGGTTTGAAATTGAACCAGCTGGTACTAAAGCCGGTTTAATTATTGACCATTCACTAATTTTACATAGATGTACATATGGCGGACACGCAAGAGATCAAATTTTTAAATGGTTAGAAAAAACTCCCAAGGCAAGTCATTTATTAAACTGTCGTCCAAAATGGGGTTTTGATTTTGCGTTAGATTTCTGTACAGAAGATAAAACTATATATGAAATTCTTCATATTGAAGTTGACAGTACAAACTATAAAGAGTTTTGTAATAAAGTAATCAGTACGGAGCAATTTATTAGACACACTGATTGGATTGATACTGCTAACCGCGTTATTAATAAAAAAGATGAATGGCAACATCTAAAAGGCTTTGAACAAAATCATTGGAAGGCAAATTATATATTGGGCTGGAAGAAAGCCGAATATACCGAAAAGGTTGCATAAGTTAGATAATTACTTTATAATAGGCAGACTAGGCAAGGAGATATTATGTCAAGAATGTACGGACCAGAAGAAAAGGCCAAATTAGAACGTTTAATTAACGAAGGTGGCACAGTACTACGTGAGATTGAAGATCTTAAAGAAGGTCTTAAAGAAACTGTTAAAGCAGTTGCAGAAGAGTTAGAAATTAAACCCAGTATCATTAACAAAGCAATTACTATTGCTCATAAGGATAATTGGAAGTCTCATGAAAATGAATGGGACGAAATTGAAATGATTTTAGGTGTAACTAATCGTTTACCTAAAGATTAAGCAAAATATATAGGAAAGGTCGGCGGGCCATAATCCGCACAGTAGGTGTTTGTCAGCCCTAAATGACAAAGGAGAAACTATGAGCTATGTAGACGCATGGTTTGATCGCGAGAACGACATTGTCAAAATTGTCGAACGATCAAAACAAGGCAAACGAGAATTTAAAGATATCCCAGTCCGATATACTTTTTATTACGAGGATGCAAAAGGTAAATTTCAATCAATTTACGGAAATCCTCTAAGTAGAATTCAAACACGCAATTCAAAAGATTTCCGCAAGGAAATGGCCATACACTCTAACAAGAAACTGTATGAAGCCGATATTAATCCAATCTTTGTTACACTAAGTGAACACTACTTAAATCAAGATGCTCCTAAACTAAATGTAGCATTTTTCGATATTGAAGTGGACTTCGATCCAGAACGTGGCTATGCAAGTCCAGATGATGCTTTCATGCCTATTACTGCTATCGCTGTTCACCTGCAATGGTTGGAAACTATGATTTGTTTGGCTATTCCTCCTAAAGGAATGAGCATTAAAGAAGCTGAGGAACTTGTTAAAGAGTTTCCTAACACGCACATCTTTGACAACGAAGCAGACTTACTAGATACATTCCTGAATCTAATTCAAGATGCAGATATATTAACAGGTTGGAATAGTGAAGGTTTTGATATTCCGTATACTGTTAATCGTGTTACTAAAGTTCTAAGTAAAGACGATACCCGCAGATTTTGTCTGTTTAATCAGCTTCCAAAGAAACGTGAATACGAAAAGTTTGGACGACAGTCTGTTACATATGACTTTGTAGGTCGTGTACACTTAGACAGTTTGGAATTATATCGCAAGTACACGTATGAAGAACGTCATAGTTACAGACTTGATGCTATTGCAGAATACGAACTAGGCGAACGTAAAACACAATACGAAGGCACGTTAGATCAACTTTATAACAATGACTTTAAAAAGTTTGTTGAATATAATAGACAAGACTGTGCGCTTTTGGATCGTCTTGATAAAAAGTTAAAGTTCTTAGATCTTGCTAACACACTAGCACATGAAAATACTGTGTTGCTACAAACAACAATGGGTGCGGTTGCTGTGACCGAGCAGGCTATTATTAACGAAGCACATCGACGCGGATTCCAAGTTCCTAATAGAACTAAAATGGATGATAGAGAAGGCAATGAAGGTGCGGCCGGTGCGTATGTTGCTTACCCTAAAGAAGGTATTCAAGACTGGGTTGGCTCACTAGACATTAACTCGCTTTATCCATCAGCTATTCGTGCGCTGAATATGGGGCCAGAAACCATTGTAGGACAGTTACGTCAAACAACCACTCAAGAATATATCGATGGGCAAGTAGCCAAAGGTAAAAGTTTTGCGGCAGCTTGGGAGGGTGTGTTTGGCAGTTTAGAATATACTTCTGTCATGGAGAAGGACAGAGCTAGCGAAATTGTCATTGACTGGGAAGACAACACTAATGATGTATTAAGCGGTGCAGAGATTTATAAACTTATATATGAAAGCAATCAGCCCTGGATGCTTTCAGCTAACGGTACAATCTTCACCTATGAAAAAGAAGGTATTATTCCAGGGCTACTAAAGCGTTGGTATGCAGAACGTAAAGAGATGCAGGCCAAGCTAAAAGAAGCAATCAAAGCGGGGAATAAAATTGAAGAAGAATACTGGGACAAAAGACAACTTGTCAAAAAAATTAATCTTAATTCGCTCTATGGCGCTATTCTTAATTCTGGCTGTCGCTTTTTCGATAAGCGTATTGGGCAATCTACCACTCTTACTGGACGTCAAATTGCCAAACATATGGCTGGTAAGGTAAACGAAATAGTTACAGGGGAATTTAACCACGTAGGTAAAGCTATTATCTACGGTGATACTGACTCATGTTACTTTAGTGCTTATAGGACACTTAAAAAAGAAATCGATGCTGGGCATATTCCATGGACTAAAGAAACTGTTATACAACTTTATGATCAAATTGGAGAAGAAGTTAACGCAACATTTCCAGATTTTATGCTAGAAGCATTTCACTGTCCAAAGTCACGTGGTGAGGTGATTAAAGCAGGACGTGAAATTGTTGGTTCAAAGGCATTGTTTATTACTAAGAAACGTTATGCTGTTCTTTATTACGACAAGGAAGGTAAGCGCACAGACGTAGAAGGTAAGCCTGGCAAGATTAAAGCCATGGGTTTGGATTTGAAGCGCAGTGATACTCCGGAATTCATACAGAACTTTTTAAGTGATGTTCTTGAAAAGGTATTAACTGGTGCAACTGAACAAGATGTTTTAGATCATATTAGCGAGTTCCGTTCACAGTTTAAAGCAAGACCTGGGTGGGAGAAAGGTAGTCCTAAACGTGCTAACAAGATTACTGAGTATCAAGAGAAAGAAAAGAAAGCAGGTAAGGCTAACATGCCCGGTCATGTTCGAGCAAGTATTAATTGGAATACACTCAAGCGCATGTTTGATGACAAATATTCAATGTCGATTACTGATGGTGCAAAAGTAATTGTTTGTAAACTAAAACAAAATCCGTTAGGATTTACATCAGTTGCTTACCCAGTTGACGAACTTAGACTACCACAATGGTTTAAGGACTTGCCATTTGACGATGCAGAAATGGAACAAACAATTATCGATAACAAATTAGACAACCTAATCGGTGTATTGAATTGGGACGTCCGTAGCACAGAAGAAAAAAATACTTTTAACAGCTTATTTGAGTTCTAATATGAAAATAATAATTGCAGGATATGGCTTTGTAGGCAAAGCAGTGGTAGGTGCTTTAGAAATAAAACACGACATTGTTATTGTTGACCCAAAGTATACAGAAAATAAAATTACAGACCATCAAGATGCAGAAGGTATTATTATTTGTGTTAATACTCCTTACATAGAAAAAGGAGGTTGCGATGCAAGTATTATTTGTGAAGTATTGGATCAAGTTCCAATACACATACCAGTACTGATTAAAAGTACAGTTACCCCAGCAGTAGTCGATGCATTAGAAACTATGTACAAGGATCATTGGATTGTATATAGTCCGGAGTTTTTACGTGCTCGATCTGCTAGTCAAGATTTCTTAAATCAGAAACACATTATTATAGGTGGTGATGATACTGATTGTTACTGGCAGGGCATACTACAAGGGTCTTTGCCTAACTGTAATCTAGTATTAAACTGCTCTGCTAAAGAAGCTTCAATTATCAAATATGCGTCAAATAGTTTCCTAGCATTAAAAACTAGTTATTTTAATCAATTATTTGATATTTGCCTAAATACCGGTATGGATTTTGATACTGTTAGACATGTTCTAGCACAAGATCCCCGTATTGGTTCAGACCATACTATGGTACCTGGACCAGATGGAGAACGTGGCTGGGGTGGTCACTGTTTTCCAAAAGACACTAACTCATTCGTACAATGGGCTAGATCTGTAAATTCGCCCATTAGTACGTTGGAAATGGCTATCGAATATAACAATAGCCTAAGAAAAACACTTGACAAATCATAAATTTCTAAATATAATCAAACAAGGAGAACTATAATGAAAGATATTCTACAAGACATCGTGGCACATACACATCAATTGGGTATTATTCCACTTGTTAAAATTACAGGCACTGCAAACGAAACATTAGTTGAGGCAATGGCTGAAGACCGCTCAGTTATTATTAACGCTAAGACTACTAATCCAGTAGCAGAGTTCGACGGGGTGTTTGGCATGCCAAACTTAGACAAACTTAAAATTCACTTAAACTGTGAAGAATATAAAGAGGGTGCTGGTATTAGTGTTGTTAAGCAACAACGCAACGGAGCAGATATTCCAACAGGCTTGCACTTTGAAAATGCAACAGGCGACTTTGAAAACGACTATCGTTTTATGAGTACAGAAATTGTAAATGAAAAATTAAAGACTGTTAAATTCAAAGGCGCAAAATGGGACATTGAATTTGAACCTACTGTTAACAGTATTCAGCGTTTGAAATTCCAAGCTCAAGCACATACTGAAGAAAATGTGTTCCAAGTTCGAACTGAAGATAATGATCTAGTATTCTTCTTTGGTGATGCAAGTACACACGCAGGTTCATTTGTGTTCCAATCGGGTGTAAACGGTAAGTTAAAACAAACTTGGTCATGGCCTGTTGCTACTGTAATGAGTATTCTTAATTTAAGTGGCAATAAAACTATGCGTATTGCAGATGCAGGTGCATTACAAATTACTGTGGACAGTGGTATGTCTGTATATGATTACATCTTACCAGCACAAAGCAAGTAATGAATAGTACACAAATATTATCTGCATGTCTAGCATCCTTAATGTTGTGTGGGTTAGTTTATAATCACACTGGATGGAGAAACATTAAAGAATGCTATAGCATGTGGTTTACAAAGGAATATTGGACCAATTACAATCGTGTAGAGTTTGCTAGTTGGGCGGCAAAAGCCATTATCATTATTCCTGGCTTAATATTCGGAATACAAATTTGGTGGTTGTATTTCTTAACACTTGCAACCAGCTTAACACTCATTTGGGCTAGCAATAAAAAGCTATTACCAACTCTTGTAGGATTTAATACTATATGGGTATGGATTAGTTGTATGGTGCTGGCACAACATTTGGTAAACTAATGAATAGAAACTTAACAGCAACACAAAATGACTATGCCTACTTTTTACCGGCTACGTCAGGCTTCTATAGTACATTCATAGGCAAACAACGCTATGGAAACTATGTAGATCCTGCACGTATTCCTGCAAGTTTAGCTAACGGAGTAGAAAGTTTAAATTACCTTGACCCGGACAAAGGTCAGTTTTATTACGATCATTGTTTATACTCTGCAGGTCATGCTAACTTAGATCTAACCAAACCCGACGAAACAGAAGACATGTTCCGTAATAGGAATCGTAATACAAGTTGGGTGCTAGGTGACTCTGGAGGATTCCAGATTGGTAAAGGTGTTTGGCCTGCTGACTGGAAAGATCCCAACTGTCCCAAAGCCGCACTAAAGCGTAAACAAGTTTTAACGTGGATGGATAGTCTAATGGACTATGGCATGGGTCTTGATATTCCAGCGTGGGTGGCTCGTAGTCCAGCAGGTCGTACTGCTACAGGAATTAGTACATATAACGAAGCAGTACAAGGTACCTTTATTAATAATGAATATTTTATTAACAATCGTAATGGTAACTGTAAGTTCTTAAATGTTCTTCAAGGTGAAAACCATACTGATGCTGAAGGTTGGTATCAGCATATGAAGAAATATTGTGATCCAAAACAATACGGTGATCGTGCATTTAACGGTTGGGGTATGGGTGGACAGAACATGTGTGATATTCATCTTGTACTCAAACGTCTAGTAGCATTACGATTTGATGGCTTATTAGAAAAAGGTCATCAAGATTGGATGCACTTCTTAGGTACCTCTAAATTAGAGTGGGCTGTATTATTAACTGACATTCAACGTGCTGTTCGCAAACATCATAACGATCAGTTCACTATTAGTTTTGACTGTGCCAGTCCGTTTCTAGCCACTGCCAACGGACAAATTTATATTAATACAGAAACAGACGATCGTACTAAATGGGTATATCGTATGCAAGCTTCAGCAGACGACAAGAAATATGCTACGGATACTAGACTGTTTAAAGATGCTGTACTACAAGATAAGATATTTGAACGTTTTGAATCAAGTCCAATTATTGATCAAATGCAAATGAAAGATATTTGTATCTACAAGCCAGGCGACCTAAATAAGAATGGTAAAGAAGGCAAGACTAGTTGGGACTCGTTTAGCTATGCTCTAATGATGGGTCACAATGTTTGGATGCACTTAAATGCAGTCCAAGAAGCCAATCGCCAATATGATTTGGGCAAATTACCGTCCATGTTAGTTGACGAACGTTTTGATAGAGTGTATTATAAGGACATAGTAGAAGCAATTTTTTCAACTAGTGATCGAGGTATAGCCAATGCTATTGTAGAAGAATACAGTAGATATTGGATGAGTATTATTGGTACTAGAGGCGCAACAGGTAAAAAGACAGTGAATGCACAAACACATGCAGAAATTCACTTTGATATTGAAGCAAATCTAGAACTAGAAAAGAAAATAAAAGCCGAACCTAAAGAAATTGTCCTTAACCCTAACTTGTTTGAATAATGACATTACCTGATGAAAGATATCGAGCAGTAGTGCAGACTCAAAGATTCCTATTGGAAATTTTAACTACTCCTCGAGTTCCAAAAGCGATCAAAGATCAAGCTAGAAGCTGTTTGCGTCATTATCCTAGCGAGTGGGAGATGGATCAGGCGGCTGATGCAAGCCCGCACATCTTTGCCAAGCGCATGGAAGACGTAACTAGACTTTTTAAACAATACGAACAGTCAAAGGCAAAACAGAATGAAGCGTGATTATAAAGACGGTGTAAGTGATAGTGTAGACTTCTTTATTGGGAATGAAGTAGAACACACGCCAGCATTTGGCATGCGTACATTATTTGTAACAGGCATACATCACGAACAAGTGATTGAGCACTTGCTCGGTGATGAAAATGCTCTGCTTGATACTACTAAACATATTAATCATATTTTCTTTGGTGCTAATCACAGTTTTAATCCAAAACACAACGACTACGAAGGTTGGAAACAATGGGAAGATATGATTACATACTTCTTAGATCAAGACTATCTATGTAGCTTAGACATTCCTCTAAGTGCCGTCGAAGAATTTAATGACGGCGGATTAAATGACTATTCAAATTTTATTCCGCAAATAAGAGTTCCAATTCCCTACATTAAATTGTGGAATTATAATACAATGCTTAAAATCGATGACAAAGATTTTAAGGCAACTAATCCCGGTGTATGGTCCCACAGTCTACATACACTAATGGATCGTAGTAAGTTTACAGACTGGTCACAATATAAAAACGATACTATTATCAAATGAGCAAAATTGTAAAATTTGGAAATTACGTTATCCCTGCATTATGTTTGTTTAACATTTTTGCTGTTCAAGGTGAAGCTAAACTAGGATGGGCTGTTGCCTTTGCTGGTTGGACGGCACATTTACTAGAGGTTCGCAAACATGATCATTAAACAAGATATTCGTCCTAATAAAATGATTTGGGTTACCTTCCGCAAAGAAGGTATGCACAAATACCCAGCCGCACTAACCGATCCAACACTTGCAACAGGTGATGAATATGATGTTAGTTTTCTAGGATATCCACATCGTCACATCTTCCATTTTAAAGTTTGGATTAGTGTTACACATGACGATAGAGATATTGAGTTTATTCAGTTTAAACGCTGGTTGGAGAACTTGTACAAAGAGGGTACACTCCAATTAGATTTTAAGAGTTGCGAGATGATGTCAGGCGATTTGTTTGACGCTATCTCAGCAAAGTATCCAGGTCGTGAGATCTGGATTGAGGTCTCCGAAGACGGAGAAAATGGTTCATTTATCAAATATTAAAATAAGAGGCTATTATGGCTAAAAATTACCGCGATGTTAACTATTGGGAAACTAAACCTGAGATTGTTAAAATCTTTGACGACTTAGAGGCGTTCCACGATTTTTGTAGATTTGAGATGGCTCCGTTTAATGAAGCCGACTTGTACAATAATCGTAGTTGGGTTTGGAGAAACTTTGCCGATAAGAATCGTAAGTTCAGAACATCTAAACCCTACTTTAAGAAGAATTTCACAAGTAGACAAAATGGCTAATGTTTGGCTAGTTGATTTAGAAGCTGTTGAGACAAGGTACACGGGTCAGTGGAAGACCCATGTGCCTGCTCTTTTACGAAAGGCAGGACACAATGTTCAAGTTTTATCTGGGCCTACGGATATTCCTACAGCCACTACTCCTGGTGCTTTTCTTAATTTTGGTGGCACCAATATATACAAGGCTCAACAAGTTGAGCAAATGGGCAGGTTATTTTGTAACGGAGCCGTTCATCCCGGCGATCACTTTATTTTTACTGATGCTTGGCACCCTGGTGTCATCAACTTAAAATACATGAGTGAGTTGCTGGGTATTCCGGTAACAACACACGGACTTTGGCATGCGGGCAGTTATGATCCTCAAGATTTCTTAGGACGTCTCGTTGGTGCTAAACCTTGGGTAAGACACGCTGAAAAGAGTTTCTTCCACTCATTTGATTATAACTACTTTGCTACAGAGTTTCATATCGACATGTTTACTACACACTTGTTCCATGATACTCTTACTCCGCCAAACTATTATACCAATCAAAGTAAGATTGTTAGGACAGGTTGGCCTATGGAGTATTTTCAAGATACTCTTGCACCTTATAAAGGCATGAAGAAACGAGATATGATCTTGTTTCCGCACCGTATTGCTCCAGAGAAGCAAGTTGAAATTTTTAGAGACTTAGCTAAACATCTGCCACAATACGAGTTTGTTGTTTGTCAAGACACACAACTTACTAAGCATGAGTATCATACTCTGTTAGGAGAAGCTAAAATGGTCTTTAGTGCTAATCTACAAGAAACGCTTGGCATTAGTTGGTACGAAGGTTGTGTAGTAGACGCTATTCCAATGGTACCGGATAGACTTAGCTACAGCGAAATGGCATTTGATACATTTAAGTATGATAGCACATGGACCGAAAGCTACGAAGCATATGATTCTTGTAGGCCTGCAATATGTAATAAAATTATGCAGTACATGAATCACTACGAACAATTTATACCGCAAGTTCGTAAACAAACGGAGGCATTACATGAGCAATTCTTCAGCGCCACTGGATTACTCAATAACATCAATTGATAATTCGGATACTATTACTTTAACTGGGACTGATACAATTTATAATTATGCTACAGGTTCCACAGTTACAATTATGCCATCTACATCAACTTATACTATTGGAAATACTATATCTGTAGGTGCCGGTACTATCAGCGGTATTAGTAGTGATACGTTTATTTGGAAATCTCCTACAGAATTTATTGACAGTTTTCCAGACTGGAACCGAATTGAAAAGATGTGTGAACTATATCCTGGGCTAGAAATAGCATTTCAAAAGTTTAAAACAACTTATTATCTTGTGAAAGACGATTATGATAACCCAAAAGATAAAACTTAAATTCTTAGCATGGCTTGAACGACATGATCGTAAACGTGTTATTATGGATCGTGTTGACAATGAACCATACTTAGAACGATACTATTTGTTCCTTAAAGATAGAACATGGTTTCCATTTAACGTCTTTCTTCACAAATTTCTTAAAAGCGATCCCGACGATGTTCATGATCATCCGTGGCCCTACGCTACTTTAATTCTTAAAGGTGGCTATTATGAATGGGTTCCCATTTTTAACTCAGATAATCAAAAAATTGGAGAGATTTGTCACTGGCGTGGACCCGGTCACTTTCGTATTTGTGGTGCTAATAGCTATCATCGCATTGAGCTTGACCCTACGGTAACCGCGTGGACGTTGTTTATGCCAGGACCTCAAAAACGAGAATGGGGATTTCTCGTAAAGAATAAATGGATACCAAATGGCGACTATTTACAACAACGCAAACTCAACAACTAGTCCAGGGTACGGAGCAGTACCTCCACAACTAAGCGGGCATGTGTATACCACTAACACTACAGGTACGTCTGGACAGTTTTTAACATCAACCGGCATTAATGGTACGTCATGGACTACCGGTACTGTTGCCAATCCGTACAATGCGGCAATAACTATTAAACAAAGCAATCCTGCAGAATTGGAAGTCAAAGGTAAGATGGTATTAAACGGAAGAGACTTAGAAGAACGGTTAGACACAATTGAAAAAGTCTTGCAAATTCCTGA